AACATTGCCACTTACTACTACCGAACCAATTATATTACAAATATCAAGAACATCAATAGAACGAAGTTTCTTTCCTTCTCGTTCTCGTATAACAGCACCAATATTTTCGATTCCTTCAATAAGAATTTGTGGGCCGGATGCCTTTCCACCAAACCCACCAATCTTTTCACCACCTGTGCGAACAAGAAGCGTAGAATATGTAAAAGATTTGCCCGTATAAAAATAAGACTTCAAAGTTTTCTTGAGAAGTTTTACCCAACCCTCTCTTGAATCTGGAACAATATAATCGGCATCATTTGTTTTTTCATGGGTGACAATAACATCTTCTTTGACACGGGGAAGTTCGTGGACATCTTCTTTACGAATAGAGAATCCTACACCACCACCAAGCATCAAGTTTTCAAAGATGAAACAGAAGTCATCAATATCACGAATACAAATCCCCCAACAATTTAGTAGAGAATTGCCACCGAACCTATCAACGGTTGTAGTGCCAAGTTGCCATAACATTCTCCCTGCAAAATTGCATTTGAGATTGAATATGAGGTCGTAAAGTTGTTGTGCTTCTTTGGTTGTATAATCGGCACCAATCTTTTGTGCGCCATTTATACATCTTGCAACAGTTTCCCACCATTCTTCATTAGTTCCATCTTCCTTGATGCGAGAGTATGTTCTCTTATAAACAATTTCTCCAAGACCGTTGTACCCCCACTTTGGTTTAGTGGTTGTATATGGTTGGAGAAATTCTTCTGGTAAGAGGTCACTAATATATGTCATACTTTTCTCCATTCTCCAAATCGTAATTTTGCTTCAAGACCATTATATGTATTGTCGTCAATCATCTTCTGAATTCTACGAGTAGACATTTTATATGCAATATCATTGATGTCTTTTTCTTGAACATTATCTGGCCAAATGCAAACATCTCTACCCAATTCAATCAACTTTTCTATGTATGCACAAATTTGTCTGTTTCGTGGTTCATTGTCTAGAATGTATGTCATCTCTGAATTTTCAAATCGAAGTGGAATTTCTTTCAATGCACCTGCCCCCACCATAGCAGTTGCGTTGTTTAGGAACAAACTATCTAGAGGACCTTCTACAACATATACCCTTCTCTCTGGGTCTACCCTCCAGAGTCCATACCAAAGTCTATCAATGCTTTTATCGCCCTTAATTGTAATATACTTAACCGTTGTTCTCGCTTTTACTTCGTCTGCCATATTCAATGCACGACCTTGACATGCAACAACATCTCCATGACTGTTAAAGAATGGAATTACTAATCTTTCTTCTTTTCCGAAGAGGGTATTATCGTCATCAAGTAGCCTCGCAAATGTTGTGAAATCATCGGTATAATATAACAATGTCCAATGTTGTTTTGGAATCATTCTCATATTTGCAAATTGGACAGCAGTATGGTCTTTCGGCAAATCATTTAGGCACATCAAACTATCTAATAATTTATCTTTCTTTTTAAATTTGGGTTTTGCTTCTCTAAATTTAAACACTTCTTCTTCCTTTGGCTTTTTATAATTTGATTTGCCACTTTCTCCACTACGATATCTTTCCAAAGAATAATCCTTACACATTGCAGGGGAAACTTCTTTCAAGAAGTTATATAGGTTGTATCCTACCCCACAATTATGACATTTGTAGAAAAAATCATTTCCTTTTTGGTAAAAGAATCCTCTAGTCTTGCTCTTCTTTTTTTGAGAATCACCACATATTGGACACCGGCAATTTGCCAGATTGTCTTTCTTCCATTTGAATCTCTCAAGTTGAGGCGAAACCATATTGATAAATTTCTTATCAATATAAGTACTCATTAAATATTCCAATCGGTAAATTTTTCAGAAGAAGTGGCAAACTTTTCATCAAATTGTTTACCATCAAATCCACTACCAAATTTCAAATCTTCAGTCTGATTTGATTCTACTAATCCTACCTGTTCTGATTTTGGTGGGTCAGAAAATTTCATCTTTGCACGATTTACATTTAGAACAAATTTTCTATTTGTATAGGTGTCGTTATATCTGTTCTTTAATTGCTTGACTAGAAGTTGTCCTTTTTCTTCTAGTTCCTCTGTTGATATAAGAGCCATCATAAAATCACAAGTTGCAGGTAGTCCAAAACTTTCTGATGTGTCTTCCAGACCAAAATCAGAACTTGTAAACCCTGCACGGTTTACTTGAGTGGCAGACCAAATGGGAACATCCTTTTCTACTGCGAGTCCACGAAGTTCTTCTGCAATTGATTTTATTAGTTGGTATGTGTTTATATTCGCACCACCCTTTATACGAGATGATGCACAAATATTCAAATAGTCAATGAAGATAATATTTGGTTTGAATTTCTTTTTCATTTGTAATTCTTCAATCAATCCGCGGAAATGATTTGAGTTCGCAGATGCAGTAGGATATTCTTTGACGATTAGTTTACCTGTCATATCTGATGAAATGGTATTCATCTTTTTATCATACACTTCCTTTGGTAATTCTTTTAAATTGTCCAATGTAATGTCCATAAGGTTTGCATCGATTCGTTCTGCAATTCTTTCCTCTGCCATTTCACAAGTAATATACAACACATTCAAATTCTGTGTCAAGCAATTTGCGGCATGGTGACAAAGAAATGCAGACTTACCAACACCTGTTCCTGCCATTACAACATTCAATGTTTTGCTTGGTGTTCCGCCAGCAGTAATATCATTTAAAAATTCCAAGTCAAATGGAATTCTTTTTTCTTTTTGATGATAAAATTTATATCGTTCATCTGCATCTTCAATATAGTCATGTCCAATGTGGGTATCAAAAGATACAGACAGTGCATCCGACAATATATGTGGTATTGCAGTATCTGTTTTATCTTTTGATTTCCCATCTATAATATGGATAGATTCCATAATGGCATTATAGACTGCTTTATCTTTACAAAAATTTTCTGTTTCTGTTATCAACCAATCATTGTTTGTATCATTAGAAGAAAAAGAATCAATAATAGTTGAAGCGGTTTTGAATTCACTTTCGTTGACTGTTTTATTTTTTTCTAATTCAATGTTTAGTGCTTCTTTAGTGGGAAGGTTATTATATTTTATAATGAAACCTCTAACTATATCAAAAACTAATCGTTCAATTCTATCATGAAAATATTCTGCTCGTAAGAAAGGAACAACCTTACGAGCATACTCTTCATTGAATATTAAGTTTTGTAGTATTACTACTTCAACTGTTTTCATCTGATATGGTTTCCTTAAGAAAATCTTCTCCTACTTCTTCAATTTCTTCTTCCAAAACTTTCATTAAAATCTCACCAATAGTATCTACAAATTCTTTGTCTTCTTTTAATTCATTTGGATTATCAATTAAGTCATAATTAAAATCTAATATGAGACCATTTTCTTGTTCATCAAATGCAATACGACCATATTGAAATTTCATTCCTTTATATTTACCCTCAGTAATAATAATAGGAACTGGTTGAATTGTTTTGTCTGTATCGTCAAACCTATAATTATTTTTCAAATTCCCACCCCTTTCCGTTTGTCCATGTTCCACAGTGTTGGTCATGAGAAACAAAATACATATACATGTTATCCCTGTTGGGTAGTTTTCTTTTAGAAATTCTTATATCTCCGTTGTACTTTTTCATTAAACTTTCCTCAAATAATTTTTTACTAATTCTTTGTCTTTGTTTTATTTCAGCCATCTGTGTTACCATACTTGAATTCTTTTGCAACAGCATCTTAAAGCCTTTTCATAACATCTTCTGTAAAATACTTTTCTGGGTTACTGTTTATTTGTTTTTCAAATGCAGTTTTGCCATCTGGTAATTCAATACGAGTAGAAACCTTTTTGAATATGTCATACTTCACCGCAATTGGCACTAAACCATAATAAGGATTTAGACCAGTCTCATAATTCAACTGGACTTCTACTTCTTTATTCTCTTTGGTGAATCTGCCTTTGTATAATTTACATTTTATAATGCCACCAATAATATCTGTACCTTCTTTGTCTTTTTTCTTTGTGAGATAAACAATCGTAGATGCGGCATACTTCAAACCAGAACCGCCGCCCATCTCTTTCATTGGAACATATGCACCAATAATACTATATGTGTGGTTTGTCATAATTAAAGGTATCTTTGCTTTACCCAACTTTAATGTCAAGACACGGAAGGTTGCTTTGATAACTTGCGCGCGTGTCATATCACGGGTCTGCTTCCCCTCTGCGGTATCCGTCATCTCTTTTTCTGTAGAAAGCATTCCAAGACTGTCTAGAACAACAAACACAGGTTTCTTTTCTTTTGTTTCGATGTATGTGTCTACAATAGAAATTGCTTGATGTCTAAAACCTTCCACAGTAGCAACAGGAAATACTGCAACTCTACTTGGGTCTAACCCTCGTTCAGTAATCATATCAGAGGTCACTGCCGATTCTGTATCAAAATATAATATCATACCCTCTGGATTATCGTCAAGAAATTTCTTACACATCCCCAACGCAAAGTATGTTTTGCCTGTTGCTGATTCACCCGCAAGTGCCATTATTTTATTATTGGGAATGCCACCGTAAAGTGTACCAGACAACAGTGCGTTGAATGCATATGAACCAGTATCAATAAAACCAGTTACATCTGAACCATCTATGCCTTCGGATGCTACTCCTGCATATTCATTACCAGAACTCTTAATAATGTCTTTTAGAAAATCAGTCATAGTTGTTCCTCTAATACTTTATAAGTTTTGTTATCTTCTTTTTCCTCTGCATCCAACAATGCTGAAAGGTTACTTACCTTATGTTTGTTTTTATGATGTTCCAATATTGGTGCTTCTGGGTGTTCGCAGGGTTGTAGTTTTTTTATATTTATTCTGTGTCCACAATTTGAATATTTATCCAAATTGTAAAATTGAATTACTCCATTTTCAATATCGACACCAACCATCCAATCAATAAAGTTATCTTTATATAATCGGTCTTGTGAATCCTTTAATGGTAAAATGACTCTGGGTCTAATTCCTTCAGTAACAAGACCCTCTGCAATAGAATCTTTTTGTTGATTTTTATGAGTTCCCCCCTGTCTTGTTAATGTTTTTACTTGATATGACATACAACCATAATCTTCGTGGTATACTATCAAATCAGACATTCCTTTGTCGTGTACAGGTCTATAAAC